AGCAGAACTACTCTGATAACAAACAAGTAGTGTCAGATATTATCAACCTTGACGAGATTCATGTAACGTCGTGTGTTTGTGACCTGTGTAATCCAGATCGCAAACACGACGACATGTAAAACGCTACTTGGCATCTGATTTTGAAGCAGTTGTTTTTTTAGTCGTTTTTTTCGTGGGGGTAGATGACCCAATTTTTTTAGGTTCGTCGCTTACAGAGTCTTCTGACGGCACGACATCGGAAATGCGTGGCTGTTCCACTCTGCGTAATGAACCGGGCATCTGTGTCCATGTCACTAAACCTGCTTGACGTAAAGCAGCAAGTCGAGTTTTGGTGTATGCACCAGAGATACGCAAGCCTGTAGCAATTGCGCCTGAAGTGCAAGCGTTGTGACGAGCACGAATCTCGTCAATCGCCTGTAAAATTTTTGTGTCGATGTTGGAAGAATCTGGCATGGTGATAGTATATCTGATAACTGAAAGGAACCGTAATGATTAAACGTGATATTTCTGATCTTCCTCGTTCACAAGGCGATGACGGAGTACCACCTTCTAAAAATAATTTTATTGCTCAACGTTTGGCTGAAGCATGGTTTGCTAAGTATCAAGCCGAAGGGCATATGGATAAGGCACGGGCTATTCCAGAGTTGCCGTATCGTGCGTCGCAAGCATCAATGCGTTGTGATCGCCAACTGTATTATGCGTTGACTAACGAACCAGCAACCGAACCATTCACGGTTGCATCTGCGTGGGCAATGGGGTTAGGAACTCTTGTTCACGAACATGTTCAAGATGCTGTACAAGAATTGTTTCCTGATGCAATTACTGAACCAACTGTTGACTTGCAGTCGATAGGTATTCCGGGTTCAGGTCACGCTGATCTTATTGTTGATCACGATGGTGACCGTGTGCTTGTTGAACTTAAAACTACTGGCGGGTTTGGTTTTAAAGATATGGCAACACCTCATGGTGGTCGTCCTAAAGGTCCAAAGTATTCGTACTTGTTGCAGGCTGGCATGTTAGCGGCGGCTTTAGGCATTGAGAAAGTTGTTATTGCAGTGCTCGCTATGGAAAGTGCGTCTGTTGGTATTCAACGTAAGTATGATTTGACTGATGCTGAGCGGTTTTCTGCTGAATGGCATTACCATATTGATGAGTTGATGCCTTACGTAGAGGCTGAACGTGAACGTATTGAAAGGGTTATTAATGACGTACGTAATGATCAGTTACCCGCTCGTTTGCTACATGATCCTGAAGTGGCTGAAGGAGCGCAAGTAACAAGACCGTTAAGTGAGCGTGCTCCGTGGATGGTAAGACAAGTTGATGACAATGGTAACAACATTGTTGTAGAGGCTGGTACTACATGGATGTGTGGCTATTGTCAATGGCGAACCACATGTGATCAGGCAGGAGAATGATATGCCTCGCAATACTATTACCCCGTTAAGTAACATTGATCGACGTGCTCCTGAAGCCGGACGTATTCGTATCGGTATTAAAAGCGGTCGTGCTATGAAATCTATTGACACGTTCCGTTTTACGTCACCTCATCAAGATGTGATTGAACAGTTGGCTGATATGTACGGTGGCACTGCTGAACCGTGGAGCGATGATCGTGCTCGTATTCGTGACCAGTTTCAAGTAGTTACTAAAACGAATCAGATACCTGTGTATTTACCGGCTAATGGGTTGTCTGTGTATTATGAGAAGTGGAGCGGCGGAGGATGTGAACGGCGTTGTGATGGGCAGTCATGTGAGATTGTTCAGAGCCGTGGTATGATGTTGATTTTGTAAGCACGCCTTGTATCTGTGTTAATAAAGGTGTGCGTGAATGTTCACCTTATACACGTTTGAATGTGGTGATTCCGACGTTGCCGTTTTATGGTACGTGGCGTTTGGAAAGCAAGGGTTGGAATGCGTTGCATGAGTTGCCGGGAATGTTTGAAATGATTCGTTCGCTTGACGAGTCGGGTCGTATGGTGCAAGCAATGTTGTCTGTTGAAAAGCGTAGCGATAAACAGAATGGTCGTACTCGCCATTTTGTTGTGCCTAAGTTGACGTTGGCTCAGTCTCCTGAAGAGTTACAAACTGGTCAGGCAAGTGTTGCATCTATTTCTGCTGGAGAAACTGCTGAGTTGCCGTCTGTTACACCTGCTATCCATAATGAGATTGTTGAATTGTTACGTGCAGATGCCGCAGAGTTCGGCATTGATGAAGAGTTATTTATTGAGGTTGTAATGGATACAACTAATGGTGATGTTGATCGTATTAAAACGATGCACAGTAAGTTAGTGGATGGTAGTTTGACTCCTGCCGAAAGCGAAGGGACAATCGTATGGATCAAAACGACGTAACATTTGTTGATACTACTGAGTTAACTGATAACAATAGTGTTGATAATCCGGCGCATCTTGCTGATTCTTATTTGATTACGTCAAACATTATTGAGTTGGCTGGTATGGAAATGCCTGCTATTTTGTTTGAGTTTTCTAATTCGTTATCTTCTGAAGTGCAAAGCATTATGCTTGTTGGCAGTAACGAAAGTTTTGATTTGTTGCGATCTCATGTTCGTCAAGCAGTTGATAAGTGTGCTCTCGAAATGTCGAAGCGTGTTCAACAATGATTATTGGTATTGATCCCGGTTTGTCAGGTGGACTTGCGTGTGTAGATGGTGCTGTGTTGTTGGGTGTTTCTCCAATGCCTACAAAACCAATGCCAACTAACACGAAAAAACAAATGGTTGATCCTGACGGTGTAGCCCGCATCCTTAAAGATTGGTTTATGTTGTGGGATGTTAACGATGGTTGTATTGAACAAGTGAGTGCTCGCCCAAATCAAGGTGTGACTTCTATGTTTAATTTCGGTACGTCGTATGGGATTATTCTTGGTGCGTTTGCAAGTGCTGACATGAATTTGTCATCTGTGACAGCGCATCGTTGGAAAAAAGATTTAGGTTTAACTAGCAACAAAGATGAATCACGGCAAATGGCGTTAAAGTTATGGCCTGATTTTGATGATTACTTTAAAAGGAAAAAAGATGACGGCATTGCTGAAGCCGCACTTATCGGATTATGGTACGACTCTCATGTCAACTAAATATCCGCCGCCGTTATATCACCATAACGGTAATACGGTGTCATGGTACACCTACAAAAACGAAGCCGATGCTAAACGTGCCTCAATAATTGCGGAACATGTTGCGATAACAGGTGGTGGCATCAACCATAGTTGGCTGTATCATTTGCCGGGACAAATTATCGTGAACTCTGATGGAACATACACAGTAACAGTCGTATAATAAGATCGCCGTTGCTTGAGAAGTTTGTTCCTTTCACTCGCAACGGTAGGGCAGGGGTATGCAAGCCGGTGTACCCCTGCCCACTTTCTACCATTTAACTTTGTCAGCCCAGTAAGCGGCAGACATTTTGCCTTTTTTAATGTTGGCTGCATGACGTGCTTTAAACGACGCACGTTTCTTTTTCATGGCCGCTGACTCGCCTGCTTTTGGTTTGCCTGCCGTCTTTGCGCCTTGCTCACCAAACCGAATGGTTTTAATTTGGTCGCCTTGTTTAGCCACAACAACATGTGACTTAGTAGGATGATTAGGTGTACGCTTTGGTTTATTAAAACCTGTGACACCTGCTCTTGCTAAACGTGGATCTTTTTTTGACATATACTAAGTGTAACACATGACATTTTCAGCGGCACCCAAATGGTTTACACATGCAAACTGTAAACACAAAACACATTTGTTTTTTCCTGCCCGTGGACACAGCACCATTAACAATGCCCGTTTACTGTGTTTAACATGTCCAGTACGAAAACAATGTTTTGATTACTCCATAGAATTAGCCCAACAATTTAATGTCGATGGTTTGTGGGGCGGAGCAAGTAAAAAAGAAAGGGAACATTACATGAAACAAAAAGGACTACACATATCACGACGTACCACATTAGCGTCTGATAACAATGAGTGAAGAACTGCCACCACTTCCAATGTGGTTAAAAAAAGAACGGGCTAAAGCATTACGGTACTCTAAAGCACTACGACATTTGTACGGTACGGGTCTCAAACCTTTAACTTATGAAGACGATGCATGTAAATGGGACGGCCCTTTGTTGCCGTTAGAACCAATGGACCGTGGCTACATGATGGAACGTGATGTGCAACACGGAACGACTGCTGGCTATCAATACCATCGACGTAACGGCCAAACTCCATGTGAAGATTGTCGTACTGCACAATCTGATTACAACCGTGCGTCACGTCAACGAAAGTTACGTGAACAGGCTAACGGTCGTACTGAGGAAACAACTGCTTAGCCAAACGTTCATTGCCTTTTGCTACTTGCCAATATGTTGTTGTTGCTGGTCGCACACGCATTAACGCAATCATCCACATACACATATTTGCCACCACTGTAAAGAACACTCGCATAACTAAACGTTGCTTGAATGTTACGACGAGCAAGCACATGTTGAGAGCGAGCCATAGATAACTGAGTACTGTTACTGGGTGAATTTCGTACATTACTCGCCGTGAATAATAGTCGTATATTGGTGTTTGTTGTTCTTGTTCAAGTTTCTGTATGTACCAATCAACAAACATATTGATGTAACCAATAATTGTGTCTCTCGCATATATGTGCGCCCACGATTTGTATTCCACAACTATCATACTCTTGATTCTGTGCGTGTTGGTTCTGCTTTGCGTGACCTAAAAAATCCATGGCAACTGTTGCAACAGTATCGTTGATACACCGCTGAGTTTGTGTGCATAAAACCACGTTTGTGAAATGATGTGGATGCGCAACGTGTACATGCCAACGCTTGATTGTTTGCAAGCGCACGATTTGGATGCGGTTTAATCCACGGTAACAGTTCGTCATAAAGTTGTTCTGTTAACACAACATCTTGTTTGTTGTATCGACGCATAATGTTCCATGCTTTTTCTTCGTTGTTCATACATGCCAGCCACAAATCAAATCCGTCGTGTTGCACTTTGGAGCCGAGTTCTAATTGTGTTGCAACATGTTGAAGTTTGTTCGATGGAAACTTAAATGACTTCTTAACCGTAGATAACAAATCAATGTCAGCATGTGGTGACGGTGGAGGCATATGAGCAACCACAAACTCACGATTCAAATGTTTAATATCAAACGCTTTCCCGTTGTAATGAACCACTGCATCTGCTTTGTCTAACAATTCCCACGCTGACTGCACCATTGCTTCATGCCCGTCATGAAAATCAGACTTAAAAATCACGTTCTTTGAGCCGTGCCATTTTGCGGCAAACGAAATGACTTGACCAGTTTCAGATATCTGATTTAACCCGATGTTCTGATTCCAAAGACCCCAAACATATGCCAAGTTTGGCCGTGTCTCAATATCAATGATCAGAATCTGCATTAGTTTTATCTAGATGCCACTCAATATGATGAGTAATTTTGTTGTTTACATCATCTACTCTATTACGAATATCATGCAGTGTGTCAAGGTTATCTTTATGTTGTTCAGAATTACGTTTATCTAAACGATGCAATAGCCACATTAAAGGACCGCCAATAAGAGCCACAACTATTGAAACTATGGCGGTATCCATTATGAATCCGACACAATTGCGCTAAACACATACAACAAAAGTGATGCAATACTGATACCAACACCCCATTTAAGTGTTGAACCTGACAAAGTAATAAGCACAAGACCCGTTCCGCCTAGCACCCAACTCAATTCTTTAAGTTCTTCTGCAAGTTTCTTCATGACTTACGTACCTTTGATGCTCTAACAGATCCGGGTAACGGCAGAAACGAAGTGACTACAGTTACAGATACTATTGTACGCCTTTGGGCTACTGTCACGCTAGAACCAGACGGTATGTAATTGTCATGTGTGCCATCAAACACGTTAACTTGTGCTTCGTACGCTTCTTTTTCTTCTATTGAAGCGTTTGTAGATGGCTGTGCAATTGTAGTTGTACTGTTATTCGTCGTTGAAGTAACGGGAATTGTACTTGTTGTGCTTGTCGTGCTTGTCGTGCTTGACGTTGTACTCGTCGTCGTCGTCGTACTTGTGGAAGACGTTGTAGTGGGAGCCGATGTGGTAGTCGGGGCAACTGTTGTTGTAGGTGCAACGGTTAGTGGGACAGTTGTTGTGGGGACAGTGGTGCTTGTAGTGGATGTGGTGGGCGCAACCGTCGTGGTGGATGATGTAGTCGAACTCGATGTGGTAGTCGTTGGTGGCGTTGTTGTCGTTGTTGTCGTGGTTGTTGACGGAAGGACCACGGTAGTTGAAGTTGTGGTCGTAGTGGGTGGCAGGGTTGTTGATGTCGTAGATGTCGTCGTCGTTGTTGTTGATGTGGTGGTTGTCGTGGAAGTGCTTGTAGTTGTTGATGGTACACCACCTAAAGTCATTTCAGTTAACAGTTCGTATTGGCCTCCATCGTACCCTAAACCATTTTGTTGTGGATAGTATCCTGCTCTTAGTCGATAGTCGCCAGCGTTAAGCGTAAGGTAAAGTTTTGCTGAAAAGCATTGTCCTTGACCATGATTGCTGTCATCATCTGATGCAATAAGTTCGCCTGTTGATTCAGGATTATCGTCGTACAACCAAAGATATGGGTCAACTGTCAAATTTTCACACGTTTGATTGCTGTTACCATAAATAACAACAAGAGTTTGATCTTCTTGTACTGTAAAGTACCAGTCTGATTCTTCAGTAACAGTTACAGAACCAGCAAAAGCAGGAGGGGCAAACCATGCCAACAAAAGCACAGTTACCCATCCCGCTACACTGCTACGGCGTAACCAAAGTTTTAACCGAGACCCATTGCCGCCCATGTTTTAGGACCAACAATCCCGTCTACATACAAATCGTGTTCCGCCTGCCATGCCTTAACCGAGGCTTCAGTTTTCGGACCATACTGTCCATCGACATATGCGCCAACGACCTGTTGAACACGCTTAACGTTTTCGCCACGTGAACCAACCTGCAACCAAATCTTTGTTGCCGCAGGTTTACGTGCAGTTTTCTTAGCAGTTTTAGCAGGAGCCTTACCGCCCTTACCTAACTCACGTTCAAACACTTTACGAATACGTGCCGCATCATCAGCCGCATCATTATCTAACTCCCAATGAATCCAGTCTCCGCCCGGAGTACCAGAAAATGCACGGCGTTCATACACTTTCCATGTTCCACGGTCACATTTCCAGCCACGACCCCACGGTTCAGGATAGTAATCGAATACGGCTTCAACACCTAGTTCGTCGGCATGACGTACAAGAAACTCGCAAGCACGTTTAGCGTCATCATAGTTGCCGGTGCCACGGTACGGTGCGCCACGCCAAGAGTTGTCACCTGCCCGAGCAGTCGCATGAACACTGTAACTGGTTTTGCCACGCTTCTTGCGTACACCAAACGTACCGTTATTCCACAATCCAAAGTATTGTTCCAAACACTTTGTCATTGCTTCTGTGCCTTCACGTTTACCGTCAGCAATTTTGTCAAACCCCGTGTACGGTCGCATTACTTCACGCTTCCTCGAAAGCCTCTTCAATATCTTCTTCACTTAAATTCCCGTCTTTGTATGCTTGTGCAAGTTTTTGTACAACCGCTAGTACAGCGATTGAACCTGACATTGTAGCACTCTTCCAAACTTCAACTCCAATTGCGGAACCTACCGCTACGTTTGGGATTGCGCTTGCTACAAATACGCTAACAAGTCTAAGCGTCAGGGGTTTCAGTTGGTTCATTGTTATTCTCCTGTTGTTGGTATTTGCGAAGTTGTACAGCCTGCACACAAATCGTCAATTCTTTCGGGAACTGGCGTTCCATTTCTGTTACCAGTTCTTCAATGTTAATGTTCATTGTGTCTTCTCCTAAAAAACTTAATAGGCGTTACAGAACCGCTTCAACCATAGCAATTATATCAGCCACCGTCTGCACTTGCAGAAAAGAAACATCATCTAATTCAATACCAAACTCTTCCTCTAAAGCAACATCAATTTCCATAATGTCTAACTCGTCAACATTCAAATCTGCGACAGTAGACTCAGCCGTTACCAACGACACATCTATTCCCGTTACGTCAGCCACGCACTTAAAGACTCTGTCGTTATACATTAGTTTCTCCAGTAATTCCAAATAAGTGCGATGTCTTAGAAGACAGACCGCTAACTGCCTTAGTTAAATCTTTAACTAAACGAGTGTGATAATCATTTAGTGCTTCATCTTCGGCAATACGACTCTCTGCCCATTGTTGTAGCATGTCTATTGTCACGTTTTCAATTCCAAAAAAACTACTCGGTCTAGCCCATTTTAACGGAACTAACATTGCGTCCGATTTCGTGCGACCTGTTTCCGTATCAGTAACAGTGACAACGACATCTAATTCAGTCACAACATTAACTAGACCATTCTTATCTGGCTTGCGATTGTACTTGGCATCAAGAACAGCGGTTGTTACTTCAATACTCACGACAACGTAGCCTCCAAAGCGGCAAGTCTGGCTTCAACTTCTTGTAAAGCCTTAGTTAAAACCGCAGTCAATGCCAAGCCATCAATAGCACCATTCTCACCCTGATACGGAGAATCAGGTTTCAAATTCATATCAGTAGCCTCGGGAATCACTTCACCAACTTCTTCAGCAATAAAGCCGATAGTCCCACGCTTCCAGTTCTGATACATAAAGCATGGTGATTCAGGGGTATTATTACAGTCACGACCACACAAATGAACCGCCTCTTCACCATCGTACTGATCTTCTCCAGCGGCAACTTTGATTGCGTTCAAGCGGTTTAGCGCTGACTGACGACGCTCAGTATCCATATCACGTACAAGCCTGTCTTGTTTTTTAAAGCGATAAGACACTGGTCGCAACTGCTTTATCAAATCAGTAGCAGTAGTGTCATATGTAACATTTACAGCAGAAGACAAAGGTTTTGCTACACCCCAAGATTCAATATCTTGTTTCATGCGGCGGGATGACTGATTGGAAATGTATGCGGCAACAGTTATATAACCACTATCGTTGTAGTTTCTGGCATACCAAATACCTGATGCTGGTCGCCACTGTCCAGTATGTGTATTACTAGCGTATGATTGAAAACCAATACCACTATTCTGAGAACTCTGACCTTGCAAGGATACTGAGTCCCAACCAGTACTTCCTGAATACTTGTACGCTCTCAATTGCCCACCGTTTGTGTACACATGCTTAGCGCTATACGAACGCACCCAACTGGTGTCTTGCATATACCAGCCACCGTTGTAAGACTGGCTGTACCAACCCGTTGCATTAAAAGTACGAAACCAGCCTTGCTCTAGGTAAACGCCAGCGGTATCAAAGTAGCAGACGCGATTGTTCGTGTGAATACCAATCTGGACATTACCACCGCCAACCAAATACAAAGGCTGACTAGTAGTCCACGAGCAGACAGTTGGCCGTGAGTAATACTCGCCCATTGAAATACCGTAGGACGTATATGACTCTGGAACGATTGCCATTCGATACTTGTAGTCGGCGTAGATTTTGTGAACGCCGTATGACCCTCCGCTTCCGCCCGCTATCCTCAATGGAGAGCCAGAACCCAACGACGTCGTTCCTGCGATGTAAACACCACCTCTGAAATCAACCGTGTTGGAGTTATACGGATACGAGAACACGACCTCGTTTGACCCTCCGCTTCTGCGGAAAAATGAGATGCGGTCTGCGCTTTCACCTGTAGCGTAGGCGGGCGTGCCGTCGCCGTTGTAGAAGATGCCACCGCCGTACGAGTTTGATTGTCCAGCAAACACTGCGCCAGTTCCTTGACTGCTTCCCTGCGCTCTGATTTCTGCAAGCCCGGAGTCCGAGGAATGTTCGACCTCCAACATCGTGGATGTTCCTGTGATGTAAAGGTTGTTCACAAATCGACCGTCGCCGTTGACATCCAACTTGTACGACGGTGTGGTGTCACCAATACCGACATTGCCAGACGAATTAACAACTAACCGAGCCTGAGTGCCATCATGAAGTTCAATCGTGCCACCTGTGAGATAAGTAGTAAAGTTAGCGTTACCAAAACGACTAGGACCGCCATCGTTCCGTAGTGTCATTGTGTTTATTCCACCGTCAGCAGAACGGGTTGAGCCGTTAACGAAGAACACCGCCTTTGGTCCTGTGTCATTATCTGCTCGAAGGAAATAGTTGTAGTCACCAGACCCACCACTGTTCTCAATGTCGATAGCAGGTTGCGATAAAGCGGTGCCGCTCCGTGAGATGTTGACGTGTGTCATCCCAACTTGATTCATAATGTCGTCGTATGTCAGTCCACTTGCACCGCTGAACGTTCCACCGTTGTTGTACTGAACTTGACCGTCACTACCGCCGGGAGACACCGTAATTGTTCCAGTTGCTACATCAATCCATGACGTACCGTCATACAACTGTAATGTTGTGGTAGACTTATTGTAAGCAATCATGCCCGATGTCAACGACCGTGCAAGAGCACTATCCCTATCCGAAGCGTTATCAAAACGCATAACAGACTGACTCATCAAGTAAGCATTGGCATCAAAACCACGGACGGGTTCATTGTCCGCCCAATATTTTACACCTTCAACGATTGCCATTACTTTTCCTTAGGAGAACAAATGCGTATTCTGTCTACCATTCTACTACTAATACCATTCTTCAACGAACTACCACACGAAGAAACTTATCTTTGTCCACAGGCTGTACGTCTTGCCGCAAGTGTCGGATGGGTAAACGAAGACCTTGAAATAATTGACCAAATCATGTGGGCTGAAAGCCGATGCCATGTTGATGTTGTTTCTTCGACAGGCGATTACGGTTTGTTTCAATTAAACTGGTCAGCAAATAGTCGATGGTTGAGTAACGCCGGATATGACCGTGACAATTTGTTGGTGTCTTCAAATAATGCTCGGGCGGCTTTGATGCTGTCACATTATGCTGAAATACAATACGGTTGTAAGTTCCAGCCGTGGTACATGTCAGGCACATGGTGTTAAGCCCAATCGCCCAAAAGTTGATACAAAGTTATTGTTCCGCCAGTGTAATTAATACTATTCCCACCACTATAATCACCATTTTCAACACGAAACTGTATGGCGGCTGGGTTATCTCCAGAAGCAACTAAAGTAAAAACACCGGCAAGGTGAAAATTCGCAATTGTATTAGAACCCATAAGTGTTACATTACTACCTCTCATAATGTAAGCACTTGAAGCCGCCACTGCGCTTGAGTTGTCTCCTGTTATTGTTGACCGAGTAACATGAACGGCATAAAGAGCATTAGTCCCTATCCGCAATCTAGGATATCCAGCAGTATCTGTATCAACTAATGCGATACCATCCGGGTCACTTGTTTCAGTAAGAGTCGGATATTCTACGTATTCAGCATACGTTACTGTTCCTCCTGAATAACTGTATGTTGCAACAGGAAACATTGATCTACGACCCAATGCGTAATCAGCAATTTGTTCTGTGTCAACAGCATCATTATCAATCTTTGCGTTTGTCACAGCATTGGCCGATAAATGTACTGAGTCAATTGACCCATCAACATAATGTTCAGAATCAATTGACTCATCAGCAATCTTGTCGCCGTTCACAACGTCAGCCCCTAAATGTACTGTGTCAATTGACCCGTCAACATAATGATCAGAATCAATCGAATTGTCAGCAATCTTGTCGCCGTTCACAGCATCCGCATTAATTTTATCTGTCGTCACCGCATTGTCAGCAAGTTCAGTAGTGCCAACATCACCCGCCTGAAGGCTCGTGTCAATCCATTCCAACCCATCTGTTTCAGCAGAGTTAGCACTCAACACATAACCATTAACGCCAACACTTTTAACAACCGCATTAGTACCATCATGGACAACAAGATCGCCCTTAGCCGACTGCAAATTCACATAACTGTTTGCTTGATCAATAGTTGACGCATCCAAAACATGCTCAACAATTTCACCAAGATCATGATCAACTGCTGACGTGTTATCGTAACCACGTGTCTGAATATTAAACTGATTAGTTACACGACTGCTAACAAGAATCTTTTCTTCATCAGCCGTATTACGACCCAACACAACAACAAATGGACCGCTTGCACCATCAGGAAATGTTGAGCCGTCAGTTACAGTAAAACTACTTGGAGTGCCAGAAATCGGCGCAGTAATTGCAGTTGCTTGCGCCCCGCCAGTAAAAGATTTACGTTCAAAAGATCCTGCCGCCATTGTTTACTCCACACTAATTAATTGTACTGTTAACACTAATTCAAGCCATTCACCTGCATCATCCCATTTATTTGGCTCAACACTAAAATTATCTATCCGCACTCTATTGTAATGCACACCCTCGGTGTACGTAAAGACCGTACGATTACGCCACAAATCACGCACAAAATTTATTTCATCCCACGGATCATACGAAACCAACGCACCCTCAGTGCCACCAACCAAAGTTGTGCGACCAATGATTAACGGTATCTGCCATTGTTGGGTGGAAGGCGCAATAGGGTATGCCGACATTTTCCATTGACGCACAACAGGTGTACTTGTGCCGGGACCATTTAATGTCAACTTCAGATGAGCACGATTAAACGTTGTGCCTTGTGGTGTTAACACCAATTCTTTTGCACCGGGAACTGCAACAGTACGAGAACCAATAACTGTCCCTGTTTCGCTATCAATTACTTCGCATACAACAGACTCGCCTGTGTTGAGAGCATCAAATCGTACTTCGACTCGTCCTAATGATTTGTTTTCCGCTGTACCAAAATATATGTCGCCAGTAGTTAGATAGCCTGTTGTTACAAAGTCGCTTGTAATGTACCGCAATTGTCCATCTGAACCTAATACCCATGTGAATGGTTCGGTAAATGTGTCTGGTTTGCCTGCGATGTCAAACGTTGTGTCAACAAATGAACCGATGTATAACGATGCAACAGTTGTCAAGTCGTCGCTAATAAGGTCTGTTGCGTATGCCGGTGTGAGTGTGTCAGTAAAATCTTCAAGCGAAATACGTCCGAGTTGAAGTTTGCCGTCTGGCCTATCCCACCCAAACCATATAAACTTTTGGTAGGCGTATGCTGTTGTTACTGGCAGATCAGTTTCGATGAGCCCGCCGTATGTGAGTGAGCCGTCGCCTGACAACGTAGCAAATCGTAGTCCTCGGTTGCCCCACAAAATTGCGTTACCAGCGTATCCAAAACCGCCGTACAGTTTTTCGTCTGATGGGAATACGGTTGCTTGTGAACCAATAGCAAGGTTGCCTGTTGAGGTAACAGTCATTGCAAACATTGATGATTCGTCTGCGCCGTAACCGCCTACATAAATCCGTGAACCAATATTAAATGCTGTTGTCCATTGGAATTTTTCGTCGATGTGTGTGTAAAGCGCTGTTGCAATTACGTTTGTTGCGTCGGTTGTAATTTCATAGATTGTGTTTCTAAAACCACATAGCAACGTGTTGCCAACAATTTTAAATAGGGTTGGTGGAGGTCCGTATCCAAGATCACCAGTTTTTTGTACTAACGTTTCATGTTGTTTGCTTGTTAATACATCGTTTTGAATGATGCCGTAACACAGTTTTTGTTTGTTGTTATAAAAATCAATACCAATAATTGTGTCGTTGCGATCTTCTACAACAGAATAAAACTGGTTGTGTATGGTTTCAAAATTTGTGACGTATCCGTTACCAGAATTGCAAATAATGTGCGCACCAAACGACTCGGATCCATTTGTAGTGTAAGGAACTGCCGCACCATTTTTGTCAAGAATCATTGTCTCAAAACCGTTAGACACAATTAGATAGTCGTTAATGTCGTAACGATATTTATGAATCCATGATCCCAACAATTGGTATCCGGTGCTAGACAGCGGCTGGTATTTGTCTGCTAGCAGAGGTTGCAATGATAATGCGTTAGGTTCCCACGGATTTAAACCTTCTGAATAATCGTAACGGCGACCAAGCACATCGTCATCAAGATCAGCAATAGGTTGCCCCATGCCATATGACCAGTCGTAACGGTAACGCCACCAGCCACCATTAGGATTAAACAACTGGTCAGATGGTTCTCCTGATGACACTACTCCTTCACGAAATGACGGCAACCCTGTATGACGGTAACCGTTCAAATCCATTGCATAGATACGTCCATCTAACGCAACAGAGTTCGCAGGCACCGACGTAAATGTCGCACCTGTCCCCGCATAAAACGGGGTAGGTGGACTAAACGTTTGTGTTACCTGCGTGCCTGCCATTACCAAGCCACCATCGGATACTTGGTACGCAATTTCATAATTTCTGCACTATAACGACGCAAATAATTTGCACGCATAGTTTGTGCTAACTCCAAACCACGGTTGACAGCCACATCACCAGCACGCCGTGACTCGTCAGCAGGTTGACGACTAGCACGATTGTTCTCATCGTCGGATAACAACCGCACTTTAATTCCTAACGCCAACAAATCAAGCATTGAACGCTGTAAACCAACATCTGCTACAAGATCATCAGACTGCGCCAATGTATCATCAACAATAAACGGATACGCAATTTGAGCATGTACCTGACCGTTACGGCTAACACCATTATGTGTCACCAACCGAATCAACAAACCGCTTGCGGACGCACCTGACCAAACAGACGGATCACCCCGTTGCAACCTAAACTTTAATGACGGCCACGAAGAAGAATCAGATTCTTCCCAATTACGACGCACACGAATAACACCAATAGCGTCAGCCAACGATGACGGCAACTCTACTGTTTCGTCCTCTGTGTCAACTGTCCATTCGTAATCAACAACAGAAAACAAATCAGGTTCCCACGAAGTAATCTCATCAATCAACGCATCGTAAGCCTCAAACCGTGTAAACCGTGGATTAACTACAATCTCATCCCCAGCAGAATGTGCCTCAACATTAGAATCCTGCCAGCCACGCAACACCTCAACAGTTTTAGTTGACGTATCAACAGACAACACCCGCATCAACTCAAGGCCAACTGCAAGCACAGACCCCAAACGATAAGCAGGTGTTAACTCGTACGACAACGTGAGCGTCGTCCCAGACGTGCTTACATTGTTCGCTAAAGTATTTAACTCATTACGTACAGACGAATTAAGTTGTCGAATAGTACGATCTAAAAGTGATTCAACAGTTGTTCTTGCCATGATCTCTCCCCTTGTGTGGAGGAGGGAACAACGTCCCCTCCCCCACAACTATTGTGTTTTACTAGGGGTTAACTAGATCAGACAAGATCCGAAGGCAACGCCGCAGTGTTATCAAGCCCAGTCCAACGTGCCATGTGACGCTGACCCTTGACTTCAAAACCGCCTTCAGCGACAAACATGTAGTTGTCCTTGTCGTCGGTCTTAGCAAGTGGCTGCATAACCATTGGCTGGAACACACGGTAAATCACGTTTTCACGGTTCAAACCGAATGCGTCAGTTGCCTTACAGTAACGGTTGCGAACAAGCAGAACGTCACCAAACTCGGTGATGACGCTAGTTGCACGACGACGACCACGACGCTCGTCTTCAACAGTTACAGTTTGAATGCGCTCTGCGCCAGCAAGGTTGTTGAGTGCCGCAAAGTTTGCAGGGTTTGACACAATAGCGGTGAACTGTCCACCTGCGTCGTATGCAACCTGCTGTACACGCTCAACTTCTTCAACCGTCAACCAGTCACCTGATGCGGCTCCGTTGTATACGTTGCTCGTAATAAACTGTGACACGCCGCCAGTTGCACGAGTTGTGCCTGACTGGTACTTAACACCGTAAAGAAGTGCCTGCTCCATGTTGACACCTTCAGCCAACATAACCTTACGAGTCTGACGTGCCAACTCGTTAGCAATACCATACTTCGGAATACGCTGTGCAGTACGACTGATCTGAATCTTTGAAGTCCAAATCTGCGTGTAGTTGCTGTACTTGGTACGACCAGTGAACTGTTCGTCACCAATTGAACCTTCAGAAAGAAGCGTACCAATACCAATAACTTCTGCGTTAATCAAGTGCGTTGCGGCAGTGGTGCCTGCGGCTCCACGAACAACAGTCAACGTGTCGCCGCTAATTGATGTAACAGTCATAACTTCATCGTCAATACGAATCGCGTCACCTGCGGCAAAACGCTCGCCTGAACCTGCGGCAACGTCAACCTCAGTTTCGGTTGCATCAAGTGCTTCACCGGCTGTTGTCCGTGGCGTAAGGAACTCGTCCTCTAGCCAGTAAAACTCGGTGTTGTCAACAGGCTGACGAGGAACAACAGGGAATCCGTCGCTGTTTACACCGCCAAGCATTGGCAGATCGTCAGGGTTAAGCATGTAGATCAACTCATCAATGTTGATCTTTGTTTCGACCGTTAGGTCGTTAGAGTAAATTGGGTTAGCCAACTGTTCAGCCATGATATTCTCCTAAACTATTTATTTAAATGAGGTAGTTTTTCTCGGAGTTTCTTGACTTTGACTTCTGCCTCTGACTTTTGTTTAATAGGTAATGCTTTACCATCTGCACCAAGATATGGCATGAATGTTCCATGCCCTCGGTTTTCTCCTGCAACACCTTTTTCCCAATTATTATTGGTATGTTCTGCCGGAGGTTTACGATTGTGACGTGAAGGCGTTGCCTTCATCGAAACACCAATTCCTTTACGTCTTAGTTGACACGCATAGGCTTGGCATTCACAACCATACGGATGAATCATTACCCTAGATGTCCAAAGGCTTGACTATCGTTTTGCCATTGTGCATCGTTAAACTTTGCAGAGGAATCACCGTTAGCCGCCGCCGCAATAAATGACGCAAACGCCATATCTTGAGCATCGGCATTACTTAGACCTTGCTTTCTTGCACTATTCCACTCATCGAATGCACGATCAGTTGCTGATACTTGTGGTGGTTCATGCGGTGCAGAGTTGCCACCAGAAAAAGATTCACGAGTTTGCTGGAACTGTGCTTGTGTTTCGTCCACTTCCGGCACACTCATTGGTTCTTCTTCAGTTTTAATAAGCCCAATTTCAATTGCTTCATTTCTGATAGCGTCTGAAGTCAATTCGCCTTCATACGTTTTCATCAACATCTGCCCAATTTTAGACTCAGTATCAATACCAGCCTGCAAAAACGCAATTTGACGTTCCTTACGTTCCAACTCTCGTTGCAACGTTTTGGCTTGTTCCGCCTCGGCACGCAATTTCTTGATGTGCTCTGGTGAATCATCCGTCATTTCAGAGTCGTTTGCCACTTAGATTCTCCTAATATTTTGTTGTTACTCCCGGCTTTACCTACTACCATTTTGCGGGGTGGAAATGGTGATGGCTGTTGGTTGCCCAACTGTTACGGCCAAACGACGGCCCAACGAGCACACATCGAATAGCGCACATAACTATGTATAGTTAGTGTACCACAAAACAAATACACGTCAATTATTGATATCGGTACGTGCGAATAACACGAGGCTTATTCACTCGTGTTTGGTCAATAGAACGTTTTGAAGATTGCCGTCGATTAGACGGATGATTTTTGCGTGGCATCAACGCACTTTGGTGCCACCAGACGGAGCAGGGGTTTTATCCAAACCTGCACGAGTGCTGGAAGAAGAACCAGTAACAACTTTGCTACCAGTCCGTGACTTCTTATCATGTGAACACATTGTGTAACTCATAAATAACTCCTTAATACATAATTAAATTATAGACCAATAACCCCTTGCTGTGTCAAGGCGGCTCCACCTTGACCAGCAACATTAATTGCTCCACGTGAAATTCGACGACGTTCAAGTGCATTACGTGCAGAAACATTTTGATCAAATTCTGCGCTAATCAAATCTGCCTCAGTGATATCAGTTCTTTCACCAACTGATTCCATACTAAGTCCACGACTAGCCGCAACAGTTTGGAACGTATCATCAATACCTGCTTCAGACATTGGCAACTCACCAATACGTTGCGCTGTTCCTTGATCAACATTAAATCCATAACGTGCGCCAATACCACCCGCATACGCTGTGCGTGACGCTCGGTTAATAGACTGAATTGTTTTTTCTGGATCTAGAATGTATGACGCTAACGCACCTTCCGCATCTTTTAGTCCGTAATACTCTGTGAACTTTTGCATTACTTCAGGCGGAGCATTGCTCACATATTCGTAAGCAACGTTAATACGTTCTTCAATTGCATCAACTGACAAACCACTCATCAAACGCCCTTGAATATCTTCAACTGCGTTATCATAAAACCACTCAGGCAAACCAGCACGCCTAAAAGTGTTGGTTAATTGTTCTTCGTATTGCAACAATTCTGATGGAGTCCAAACACGAGTAGGGGTTCCTGACGCATTTAAATCTTGTTGAAATTTAATTAACGGAAAACGTTGTTGGAACGTATCTGTTTCTTGCAATCCAATTAACAACTGCTCAACGCTAGTCACACCATTTTTTACTTGTTCCCACAACCACCCACCGGGGGTGTCGCCTGTCATAGTGAACAAATCACTTAAACCAATTGAACTTAAATATGAAGCCAACGTTTTAAAATCGTTTAACGCAGGCGTTGTATCTTCATCTTCTACAGGTGTTGGATCTACTGGCCTTGGAATAGAAATTCTATCGCTAGGATCCCAATCTTCTGGAAGCGGATCGCCTCGTTTCCAACCGTCAAACTCTGGCGGTTTAGGCCCTTTACCCCACGGCGGCAAACCTTTATCTGGCACTCTTACAGGTGGCATTAGAAACCTCTCAATCCAAACAGGTCTGCAACAGCAGACGTAACACTAGCCATAGACGAACGAGCCGCATCAGTAGATTGCCAACGCACATCATTACGACCTGCTTGAGCAATTTCCGTTAACGTAGCCCCACGAGTCACACCATTCTCGTTAACAATCATCATGTCTCTAAACACCGGATCATTAATCAAATCAATATCGCTACTATTCATTTCCAATGTTTGTGCAAGGTATTCTTTAGATGGCGCAAAATAATCTGCTGGTGTAACACCTTGATCAATCAAATCAGACATCCAAGCAAACTGTCCTTTAGCCTGATTTTTAAACATTGACTGAATACCAGCATCATCTAACTCTCCACGCATTTGCCGTAACGCCATATCCAAAGATTGTTGACTTGACACTGGCAACAAATATGCGGCACCACTTACCTCAATAGCATCTTGCAATGCTGTGACCGTGCCTTGTTTAAACGCATACGTTGAGTCAATGCCCTCAAACATTGCTGATTGCAACTGTTGGTCAGAAAAATTTTGCAACGTTGCTTGTTGCGCAATTTCATTAATGCGTTCATCAGACAACGTTAAACCGTATCGTTCAGCGTTTGCACGAATGTTTTCTTTATTAGTTTCATATGTTTGAACATTTCCGCCAACATTAATTAACGGTGCGTATTCTGAGTTTGCGTTAATTGCTAACTGTCGAATCTGTTCTGTAACGCCTTCTAACGTAATATCGCCACGTGCAACGTTTAACGCCAAACTGCGGGCAGTACCTTCATCTAAATCAAAATTGAATTGTTGTGCGGTTTCACGTAACGCAGTCGCCGCCGCTGTTAAATTGCCGACACTAACGGTAGACGGATCAACGTCAACTAAAATGTTGTCAATAAGAAGATTGTTATCCCAGTTTTCATTGACTGCGGATTCTGCTAAAGAATTAATTCGGTCTTCAGTTACGGCAATACCAAATTGTGAAAATGTGTCTCGAAGAGATGCAACAATGTTGGCTTTGCGTTGTGCTCTGCTTACTCCGCTACCGCCACTTGTACCAATGATGTCTTTGGTTTGGAGCAATAAGGCTTGGCCACGTGGATCCCCAACTAATTGAGAGTTGAGCCAATTTAAACCACGTTCAGGACGTGTAACATATTCTTCAACTAGTCCTCTCGCCCATTCGTCGTTAGCAAGTGGAGTAAAATATGGGTTGTATTGACTTAAAAAATCAATTGTTTGTTGTATGTTGTATTCTGTTTCTACACCAGCAACTTCGCCGTAGTAGTCATTAGTAAAATTAGTCATTGCCGAACGCTCCTCTAAACATGTCGCTTGTCAAATCTGGTGGAGCCAGCGGGTCTGAACTTCGTATACTTCCCGGTCTCCAATTCATTAAATCCATTACTGCATTGTTTTGAGAAAATTCTTGAATTTCAATAGGTAACATTTGTTGCAACGCACGAATTGCATCTGCTTCCATATTTGGTGTTTCACCTTCAACAGCAAACAAACGTTGTTCTTCCTCATCAAACTGTGTCACTGTGTCTAACACACGTTGCAACTCGCTTTCTGAAAGATTACGACCCAACAACGACTGACTCACATTGTTAATCATCATTCCAGTATTAGGAGTGTTACGAGCAACCCACTTATTTAACTCGTCAAGATTGGCTTCAACTTTACTTGTAAGTTGTGTAGCAATATTTGTGTCGTTAGATAAAACATCTCGCAACAACATGTCCCATGCCCGTTGCAGATACGGGCTAGACGGGTCTGTAATGGGTGCCGCCGTGCCGCCTGCCGCCCGAATGTAGCCACCTAACTGTAATTTGTTGACCATTTCTTTAAGGCCATCATCAGTCAAATAATACGGAAGTTGACGGATTTCAGAAATACTCATGCCGTCAGCCATGATGTCCCAATATTGTTCGTCAACCCATTGACCTTCGTTGCTTGCAACAATCTGTCCGCCCACTGTTTCAAACGCTTCAGGCGAAAAAATATTGAAATTAACTGCATCAAGAATGTCTTGAATTTCGTAGTCTTGTGCCGCAACAGTGCCACTTGGAGTATTTACAAAAGCAACTTGGTTAGATATAAACCCCTCAAGCCCTGATTCAACAAATTGTTTATATTCGTCTAAGGCATCCATGAAGGATGCATTAGTGCGGATAATCCAAACAAAATCTTGACCTGTAAATTTTTCCCAGTCGTATGTAATACCGGAAAGATTTGTTGTAGTAGCCGTATTGTTTGTTGTTGAAGTTGACGGTTGAACCGTAGTTGAAGTTGTTGTTCCAGTTGACTGCGGCGGCATTGACCACGTTGGTGGCATAGTTGTTTGTGTGGCACCAGTCGGTGGGTTCATGCCGGGAGGAGTAGGCGTGTTGCGAATAATCATCTGATACTACTTTCTGGCTTGTAAATTGATTTCCAAAGCATTTCAATATCTGGATTCATCAATGCCCATTCCTCACCAAACGCTTCAAACCTGTCATCAAGTGCTTGGCGTTCCTGAGCAGACCTAGACGAATTACCTGTGATACGTGAACGACTAAACTCGTAAATATCAAACTCTTTACTTAGCGAATAAATAGCACCAAAGTATTCAGATTCAATTGGATCAGTCATGTTTACAAGTTCACGGATGTCTGTGATTGTGCGTTGACGTGACGTGCGTCCGTTTGATTGTTCAAGCATTTCAGTGAACAACGGATGCGTAATTTTAAAATCTTTAATTTCTTGTTGGTGTTCTAACACCAAACCTGCTTGTTTGTTATCTCGACCAATCGCCGCTAATAGTTCTTTTTCATGGCGGTCAAGCATGTCGTAATATTCATACGCATCTGTTTTAAAAATCAACGCCTCATAAAACTCATCGCTGTCAATACGTTCACGCAAACCGTTACGCATAATTTGATTCCACACATACGCTGACGTTTCAATATCGTTGTTGTATCCTTGATTTGGAACAAACCATGACACACCGTCTGGATACTCTGTCAACAAAGCATCATTGTTTGTGTAAAACTCCCATGCTTGTTCAGTTGCAACAATTGGTCCTGTAACTTGGCGTTCTGTTCCGGCAACAAGGAACGCTAATGGATTAATAATTCCATATTCTGTTGCTGTCGGGTTGTCCCGCACGTAACGGTAAATGCCTTCGTCGTATCCAAACGTGCTGACATAATCTCTGAACTGTTGAGTGAACACGTCTTTGATATCGACTTGCGAAATACTTGACAAAATTCCGTCATCGTCTTTTTGTCCAGCAACAGAAAGGTCAACTGTGCCGGGAACAGGGAACACTGTGTTGATGAAGAAGTTTGCAAACAAAGCGATGCGTGCGGCATTGCGTGCTTCATTCATAAAATCTTCTCGGTCTTTAGCAGTTGATCCTTCACCGGGGAACGAGCCGTCAGCAACAGCGTATTGTGCGAAGTTATTGAAGTTTGATGTTAAACCGATGCTCATATGTTCTGGATCAACTAGCCCGTACACACTGTTTACTAATTTTGCTAACACAGGTGGCAGAACTGTTTCGTGTAAGCGGCGGGTGGCTCCGAGGTCGCCCATAAGATTGCGGCGTAATGGTTGCAACTCTGGGAAAATGTTTGACGCAAGTGCCATTGGGAATGCACCTAATGGCCCGAACTGTGGTTCGCCAACACGACTGTTGAAACCGGGAAGCAAATTATCTAGACGTGATTTGCCCATCAAGTTGACATCAGTTTGATCCATTCCAAACAAACCTAAGAATGTTCCTACTGCTCGGTGTACAAGTCCTGATCCGGGTATAGCAATCCAGTAGTCACCGTTAGGATCTTCAGTAATGATGCCTGCTTCACGGAAACCGTTGAAAATTAATTGTGCTTGGTGAATGTCTCGTAATAAGAAGTCGTCGGATTCGCCAAAAATTTTAACCCATCGTCTGTAGAAGTTTGATTCCGCATAGTGGAACGGCATCAATGTGTTTACTTTGTTTGCAAAAATTGTGCGTTCTCTTGGATCGTCAATGTAAGGGATGACGCTTGCAATTGCTTCTTCTGATGCAATGTCTTTTTGACGGCCAATATGGTTGCGTGCAGAAACAAGAATTTCTCCGAGTTCTTGCATGTCTTCTAATGTTCCGTCAATTGCGAAATCTACGTCGTTCACAATTTGGTATGCCGGTGTGCCATCAAGTGTTTTGTTGCGCAAGATTCGTGTGATGTCTTCGGCACTTAACTGGCCTTGTTTGAGTTGCAACAAGTACACGTCGGGTACAGCGTCGAACAATTCATCTAACACAAATACGCTTTGATGTTCGAGGTTGCTAAAGGCTTCAGTCAAAAAGTCTTTTGCTTTGTTGCTTGTAGCCGAGGTGCCATATCGAATGTTGCGTGATGCAATTGTGCTCATGCGTACATCCATAAACGAGTCAGCAATGCTCAACCGGACTGGTAACGCTGTTACAAATCCGTGCATTGCTTGCGGTGTACGGCTTAAAGAATCAATTGCTGGTCCAAAAATTTCGCTAAACGTTTTTGAAATCATTCGTTCAATCAAATTTTTGTCATTAACAACTTCGGTAAGCCGACGGCCAATAACTACGCCGGGACGATCAACTGGGTCTACGTTATAGATGTCTCCTTGACGGCTGAACGTGTAACGAGTTAATGAACTGTCACTAGACGAGAACACTTCGTTTTGACCCATGACACGAGCGTCAACACTGCCAATCAATTGGCTGTTTGTAAGATCATCAAAGTTGTCTAGCAACACTGGTCCAACGGTTTGCCATTGAATTTCTTTTGGTTTTGATACAACTTCTTCAGCAAAAAATTGTGGGTCACCAAGATTGATTGGATCGCCGTTTCTATCAAACAATTTGTCTGTGAATTGGAACTCTGAATCTGGTGGAACTTCTTCTAGTTCGCCTGTCAAGGTGTTTTTGCGGAACACTTTGAGTTCTTCAAGTTCGTCTGGTGTGAGTGGCCCGTAGCCGCCTGAAGGTGCTACTTGGTATCGTGGCCGGTAACGAGTGTCTGTGCCTTTCATGATGACTTGTTCGACTCGTTCAACACCTTGTTGTGCGTATTCTAAAGTGGCACGTGGCCGTGATACACCTAATACTGCTCCGTTACCTTGAGGATAAACGGGTCCAGTTAAATTTTGCCATGAATCAACTGACGGAGTATCAAAATAAAATGTTTGTCCAACAGTTGTTGGTTTGTTAGAGCGAATAACGTTTCCTGCAATTGCTACTTCTGTTTGGTTACCTGTTCCTGCCCAACGTGGAATCACTGTTGAATAGATGCTTGCTACTTTGCCTTCATCTAACACAGAACGACTGAGTACGTCTTGTACGAACAATGCTGTGCGAGGATCTGTTAATCCAATTGTTGGGACAAACCAGTTTCCGGGCATGTTGTACAATTGTCCGGCATCAAACCTTCGGAAAATGTCGCCAACATATTCTGTGACAACTTGACGCAAATCATCAATGTTGCTTGCGTCTAGCAAAAATCCTGTTGATTTGTGTGCTTCATAGTTGCCAAACAATTTTGTGACTACGTTGTCAACAATTTCGTCAAAATGATCTTCAACGTTAGGGAATAGTTGACGTGAGGCTTCCCATTCTTTTGCTAAATATTTTGGTTCAACCAAAGAAACAGTAAACAAACGTTTTTGATACGGGTTGTAACTGTCCGCTACGTGATAACCGTTAAGTGTTTCAACCATAAACTCTGAACGGTTAATTTGATCAACGTTGTATGGTGCGTAATAATCTGCAAATACTGCGTCAACCAAATTTTCTCGTGCCGCATCGTCGTATCCTGCATGAACTCTTCCGGTTTCTCTCGGCAAATATCCGTACACGCCACGTTCTGCACGACTAATTGACGACGGGTCTAGCCATCCCATAGTTCCAAACGAACCAATTACTTTGTCACCAAATGTGTGCTCGGCTATTAAACCTGCAAGATAACGCTGATTATAAATGCCTTGCTGTCCAGAAAGATTTCCGCCATCGACAAAAGGAATTGATGTTACTGGTGATTGATAGCCCGTAGTGTACAGTGCTGGTCGATCACCAAGAACGTTTTGCACTTGTGCTATAGACGCTTGCCTATACGGTCCAGCCGCAACTGTAGGCATGTCTTCTCCAAACACAGAAATTGTGTATGCCGCTCTTAAAGCATCTGTGTCTGACCCAGTTAATGTATCAGTTAACCAATCCTCCATTTTGGTATCAAATTGCTCAACTTGTAAATCGTCAATTAAACGATGAAATTTTGGATCAAGCAAAATTTCATTTAAATAATCAAATTCTTGATGTTTAAGATTACCGACAACCCAGTCAACAAAAGTATAATGACTGTCATTTCGACCCATCAAGAAACCGCCGCCGCCATTAAAGCCTTCTCTTATTTCTGATGTTAAATTGGTTGCCTCTTTTTGAAATTGTAAACGGACTAACTCTTTTAGTTCTGCGTTGTTTGTAGGACCGCTAGTTCTATTGATAACACCGTAATTTTTACTTGATCCACTGGGGCTGTATTTAACACGTGCGCCGCCTCCGAATGTCTGTGGAGTGGTTTGTGATGCAAAAATGCGCCACGCTTCTTTTCCGTATGTTTCTTCAAACGCATCCCAAATATCGTTAAACAATACGTCTACAATTTCTTCAGTACTCTGATTTGCACCTTTTAATGTTGTAACATAATTTTCGTACTCATCTACAAGATCATCGAAGATTTCAAATGGTCCACCGTTTTCAGGTGTGCCTTGTAAGTATCGTGCCAAAATAGGATTACGGCGTTCCAACGCATCATAAAAATTGGCTGAGTATGGAGTAACATTTGTTGTATGAAACTTAGATGCAATCTCATCAAGACGATTTGTTAATGCAGACCGCAACATAGTAATGCGTTCTTCTGTTTGTGCATTAAAAAAGTTTTCAAAAAAGTCTAATTCAAGATTCCCAGTTGGTCCTAGAAGGTCTTGCATTTCCTCTAATGTTAAATCAAAATCTGCCAACATGCGTCTCAAAGAACCTTGACTGTCAAGAGCCGCATTAAAAAATGGGTCTGACAGCGGATTGTCAATAGTCAATTCAGAATCTGGTAAACGCCGCCACGTTCCCGGAGGCATAACTACTTCGATTACATTTGTTGATCCGAAAGCAATTTCGTGTTCCCGTCCTGATCCATTGCCTCGTGTCATACGGACAATAATGTCATCAGTCCCAAGCGCACTTTTGTCGGCAACGCTTACGCCGTCAGGTATATTACCAGTCGTATAATATGGTGCAGGCGCTTGATCAATAAGATCGTCCCAAGTTGGAGCATTGTTAAATTGGCTTGCAAGCGCATCAAAATCTAGTTCGTAAACAATGCCTTCAAGTCCACCTAATTGAGCATTGCGCCCAACAGTAATTGGAATACCAGCATAACTAAAAGTTTGTGTTTTCGATAGCGAAGTTGAAATAGCCCTATAAGGATCGTTCCAATGATCTTGCGGTTGCAATGTCATAATAAGATTGCCGTTTTCAACACGAATAGCAGGTTCAACTGCAGCACCAAACGTCAACCCTGTGTTGATATTAGGTGTAGCACGATAAACAACTCGTGGTGCAACCTGTGGCATTTCTAAACCAGAACGTGGATTGACACCTACATTTAACGGATTGAGTGGACCAGCAAGAGGTGCTTGATTCCACGGGTTTGCATCAATGTAATCAATGATGTCGTTACCAAAATACGGGCGGTTGTATGCAGTTAGATAGGCTGATTGCGCACGGTGAGACACAAGGAGATGCATAAAATCGTCTTGACTCAATGTGCCTGCATCCATAGCGGCTCTGATCTGATTGCTTAAACGAATGTTTTCGTACAGTTTGGCTTCTTCAGCCAACCAGTTCACTCCACCAATTTTACGGTTTTGTGCATCAATTACTGCGTTACGTAATTGCTGTTCTAGTTGTGGTGGGAGATCAGTAATGTCAGTAACAACTGCACCGCCGCTACTGTAATGAACCTGCCGGAACCACTCGTCAAGCACATCGGCGTATGCGCTATACACAGGATGTATGTTTTCTCCGTCAAGGCGAAGCCCGTCAATCAACACTCGTACCGAATCATCTTGCGCATAATTCATGTGGACAAACACTCGGTTTGATAACGGAGTATCTGCTGTAACTGACCGAACAACTTGTGTCCATAGCCCTTTATCCCAATCTGGATTAGATGGGAAATAACGTGGAATAGAATCTGTTAATACTTGACTCATTGTTGTGTCACGAACTAGAACACGTTGCAATTCGTCGTGTGCCGCAAACCCATACATCAATTCGTCTTGAACAGTAAACCGTTCAAACTCGTTGCCAACTTGCACCAATGGTGTAGCCATAGCCTCACCATTTTCATAAACAGTAAGACCAACTGTTGATTGTCCAATTTCAGGTGCAAACATTGAACGGTTGTTAGCACTTAATGCTTCCATGATTGCTCGTGAATTACGATGCACATACTGTTGCGCTCCATACATCAAACGAGCATTTACTCCTCGTGCCGCTACACGTCGCCACGAATTTTCTTTACCAGCAAGCAAAGTTGTTGCCAATTCGTTTTTAACACTTAACTTGCCAAGCCTGCTTTTACCAACTAGCCCTGCCCCACGTTGCGCTAACTCTGGTGAAATACCATGCTCAAACACGCCACGAACCCAACGTTCCATTGTGTCAAGCGTAGAACCAACAACACTTCCGCCTATTGCTTCCCATTTATGAATTTGGTTATTAACAAAACCTCGTCCACCTTTTTTAAGTATTGCTCTTTCAGCAGACGTTAACGCAGGTGCTAAACCGTATTTTGTTGCTTTTTCTGCTTTTTGAACAACACGCAAATATTCGTTGTAGTTCTGTACTTTTCGTGCGCCGTAAGATGCAACAAGTTCAAGATTCGCTACACGGCTAAAGAATGCTAACAATTCTTCGCCGCCGTTACGAGGGATATATGCGCCACGCAACAAGACAAGTGGTCGCCAGTACTTCATTGCGTTCTGCTCAAGAATTTTTGCGCCATCAGCCAACATCAAATGGTCGCCTAATGCCGCAATACGTTGCGCTCTAATAACCTCGCTAATATCAGGCACAACAAAATCAATTGCTTGATCAAGACCCAACACGCCACGAGGCACAGTCTTGGTGCTATTAGTTACTGAACGTGCCTGATCAATACGGCCTAGCCCATACCCTGTAAACAGCCGGTCAAACTCGTCATACACTTGTCGTCCGGCTTTGCTTGACGTAAACCCTGTTGCATCAAACAATGTGTCATAAAAGGCTCGTAAAATTCTGGCTCGTGCCGCAACGTCACCAGTTGACATGATTTGATTCAACCATGTATTTGTAAATGATTTAGGCAAACCCATAACAGATCCGATTGAGTTGACTGCTCGGTCAATGCCTTCGCCTGTCACAAGGTTAACTGCTCCTCGGTTTGCCATAATTGAAACCGAGTCCATTAGTTTGCCAAGTGTGCCACCAGTAGCACGGTTTATCCAAGCAAATTTGCGTCCAACAATTTCTCCCGGCAAACCAATAAGACCAGTTGTTGCTTCTTCTGAAATGTCAAGAAGTCGTCCGTCAAGCAACAGTCCTTCAATGTTTTCTGGATTAAATGAAACGAGTTCTTCACCTGATTCTGCCAACACATTATTGATATTGCGCATAGAAACAGGATCAGTAAAAGCGTTTCTGAAACCTAAAAGATTGTTTCGTATTGCGGCACGTACACCGACGTTGCGTTGTGGAGCAAACATCAACATTCCGTGTGCTCCACGTTTCAAACCAATACCTTCACGCAACAAATGCGAATTAATTTCTTCACCAAAAAATTCAATAACGTGGCTATTATCAAGTTCTTTTAATGGCTGATACGTTTTGCTCATGTAACCTTTAGCAACAGCCCAATCTCTAAACGGCTGATACACTTGTCGAAGATTCGGCACGACATCCGTGTAACGTCCAGCAACAGCGGCGTTAACAAAATCAGTGTGCGCTCGTCTTACTTGACGGTTAGTTTGAGCAACATGGACAAAACGCTCTTTGCTAAATGTGCGACCACTTTCAACGCCGAGTCTTCTGAAACGAGAATACGAAACTGCTGGTGCAACTAGGTTTGCAGGATCAGCAAACCATCTCCATGTAGCATCACCTAAACCAGAAACAAAACCATATGCTCTAGTTCCCGGTGTCAAAAACAAACCGTTAGCCAAGCCACGACCGGGACTGTATTTGCCTTGTTGTAACAACCGAACAGCCTGTTGGAACTCAGGGGCTTGCAACAAGTTGTCAACTTCTACTGCAAGTTGATGATACTCTCTTGTGTTCCGCTCGTAAAACTGTTCAGCGTACGCTTGAGTTTGCATTAACTGAACGCTTTGTTGGTCAGCGTTACGAACACCTGCAAAGTATGCGGCAAGTTCATAAGGGTCAACGTTTTGACCAATAGAGTCAGCCAAATAATAAATATCTGAATGATTTAATAGTTCTTTGGCTTGAGCAATTGCGGCTGGGTTAAACAACTTTTCGCCGTCAGCGGCACGCCGCCAATTCTCAACATATTGGTTTTCGTTGCCAGTAACAGCGGCAATAACTGTTTCGCCAGTCATTGCGGCGATGTTGCCTCCGGCTAAACCAGCCAATGTTGCAAATGTAGCGGCGGCACCTAAACCTGCTAATGATGAACCAAACGTTGGACCAGCAAGTGCAACAGAAGCAACAGCAGTAGCGGCGGCGGCAGTCCAATATAAAGCGGCTTTCCATCCGTCAAACTGTGCAAGAGTACGATATCCACGATTAACTGTTTCGCCCGCAAACTCTAACCCTTTAAGAACGTTACCGCCTGCCCATGTTAGACCTTTGCCGACAACAGGAACACCGCCAACAAAATCACCAACTGCACCCAAACCTTTCATAAACCAGTTTTTGCCTGCGTGGTCTGCGGCTTCAAGGTCATATCCTGATTGCACAAGTGCTTTCTGTTCACTTGTTGTGAGTTGATCAAACACAACTCGTTGATCGCTTGGTGCTAAACGTTCAATAGCAGTACGCACTTGGTCTGTCGTTGTGTACTGTTCAATAACTGAAACACCATTAGCCAAATCAATAATGTCAATGTCTTCTTGAGCAATTTGAAATAACAAATCTTCGTTCGCTTGCCAAAACTTTGGAGCGACTTCTCGCATCACATCAACTTTGTATTGGATCTCTCCGGCTTGATTAATAGTAGATTCTAGATCGCTCCACGGATCGCCACTATTACTGCCGACAAGATCAGGGGTGTACCCTGACCTGCGATTGTTGTATTCACTTCCAATAAAATTCGGTTGATCAGTAAACGTCATTTGTTGTGCCTATTCATCATTTCTGCATACAACGGATCGCCAGTAATTTTGAACATGGCTTGTAATACTTTAATGCTCGGTTTGTAAGCGGCACGTTGACGTTCAAAAGGTTGAGGCATACGACCGGGACCAAACGGCATACCTGATGTAGCGGGACGTGTATCGTTACCACCTAACAAGTTTGTTGGCATTTGCTGTAACGCCACCATAGGGTCAACAGGTACTCGTGGCATTGCTGGTTGTTCTGATGATGCAGTTTGTTGCACAGGAGGAACAGCATTGTTTTGCATGTCAGGAGCAGGCATTGCTTCTTGCATAGCGGCTTGCTTCACACCTTCGCCATACCGTTGTCCCGGCACAGACTTTACTGCTTGTGCATCTTCACCACTCAACGTTTTCTTTTTACGTGGCATTATCTACCACCCATCCCAGACTGCATCATTTGACGCATCTGATCTCCTTGTGTTGGTTGCGGTTGCGCTTGTTGTGCTTGCAAAGCGGCCATTACTTCTGGCGGAATTGCGCCAGCCGCCGCCGCTTCAGGACCTGCCGCCAAACCCATTTGGGCTTGTGGCGACATCTGTTGTTGCATAGCCATTTGTTCTTCCATTGCCGCTTGTTGTGCCGCCATCTGTTCTTCACGTACTTCTTCGTCAACCGCAACAGTCGCCGCAAAAATATCCATTGATCCGTCCCGCATTTTTTCACGGATACGTGCAAACACAGACATCGGCATTTGTCCAGAAACAACTTGTTGCAACAAACCGTTTACTGCACCCTTTTCAAGTTTCTCATCAGTAATACGTGTTTGTTCAGAATGAGGATCTTCAATCCACGGATGATGACGTTGGAATGTTTCCGAACTAATAGTTTCAGAACCCAACATCGAACCAAGAACCTGAGTGATCTGAATAATGTCAGCACCCGGAATAGCATAAGTAACAGTGTTATCTGTTGTTTCAATCACTTGGTTAGGTACGAACTCTACCTGTCCACGATCACCTGACCAGCCACTAAACAACGTGTACTTCTTGTCACCCCACCATGCTTTATAACAGTTAAGAATTGCTTCATTAACTTTTGGCATCCACACTTCGTCGATCTCATGTACCTCTTGGATACGTGGATCAACAGCAAAGTCAGCCATCTGGCTGAGCGCACGTCCTGTACGCAATGCGGCTCCCGGTGTTTCGCCACCAAACATTGGAGACAACCCTGAAGATACACGGAAGTTACGTTCAAGCCGGTCAATCATTTGTGATGTGCGAACGTCTGGCATTTGATTAATGGTGCCAATGCGTTCAGCGTCAGTGACAATGTTTATTTCGCCGTCACGTCCGTCATGCCATTGACCGTCCATCAATCTTGGTGCAGAGCCACGTGAACCCATCACATACATGTCAGGGAACACAGCCTTTTCTTGTGCCAACATGTCAAGCGCCAGCAGTTTAGATTGCCATTTAGCGTTTTCTAGCAACGCATTCAAGCGGTTACCGATACGATGAAGAGTGACTGCGCCGGGAGTTACAGCAAGGCATTGTCCTGTCAAGTTAGGTAGCGGGTCGGTCAGTGGCATCCACGGTCCGCCAAACCAACTGTAATTACGGTTGATGTGGTTTCCGTCTGCTTGTACTGGTCCGAGCAAACCGAATCTGATTTGTTCTCGGTCTACCCATTCAAATACGTCCCAAAGTTCTGTAGTGTCAACGTCAGCAATTGGTCCGCCTAGTTCGCCACGTACTGCTGGGAACCTGTTCCGTAGGTAATCACCTGAGTATCGTGTAATGAACGCTACGTATTCTGGTGATTCCATTGACTCAAGAGCACGTTCTTCGGGGAATGTTTGTAGCGGGTCACGTACTCGAAGACGTGGCATACCTGTACGGAAGTCTGGTTCAACCATTAAAGACGCAGTATCGTAAGCATTAAGGTGTCGCATGTATCTACGACGCAACAAACCCCATCCGTTTTGATGGTAGGTTGCTGAAAGAATCCTGCGACGATCTGTAGCCAGTGCTTTACTACGTACTCCAGTTTCTTTGTATGGATCTAATGCAGGTGAAAACACGGTTGGTTTCACACTTGCGGCTCGCATTGCCAATCCATCTACTACATCTGTAATAAGAGATGGCGTAAGGTTAGGCATGTCAGGTTCGTCAGCAACATCAGGCATAGGAATAATGACATCTGCCTCATACGAGTTGCGGATCTCTTCCATCTTTCGCAACACAGGAGAACGCCGATTTTGCAAATCAATTGTCATTTGCCGTATTGTGTCAAAATCTCTCATAAATTTGCCTACACTCTTCGCATCCCTGCTGGCAATAACAGTCCGCTTTTTGTTGCCTTATAAGGCATCGCTTCTCGTCGCCAGTTATTTGTATTTGCTTTACCGCTACTTGGTTGTTTCCACCGTTCTCTCCACATAATCCAACAAAACCACAACGCCATTACCCTGTCTTGTCGCAATCTGTTGCCACGAACTCCCGGCTTCCACGCATACAACTGCCGACAAAGTTCGTCTATTTCAAATCTTGTATAAGTATCGTCACAATATGGTAACACAATCTCTTGTTTTCTAAAAGATTCCGCCATAGACGGCACACCAATATCTGGATCATATTTGTTCCAGCCAGTCAAATGATCTCGAATTGCAAAACCCCAATAGTCACGTAGTTCTAAAAGGTTCTCGTCGTAAATAAGACCTTTCTGAAACGCCATTGCTTCAATAACTACGTCAGTTACTTGCGCTCCACCTTGCGAACAATAGTCAATTGTTTGTGCAAGCCGATCAATAATTTGACTGTTTGTTTTAAAGTCAATGTCTTCAATAATGCGACGCACAATCAATTTGTGATCAGGTGTTGCTTCAACTGCAATAATGCAGTTCTTGCCGCCCAACGCAGGGTCAATCCCGATATAGACAATACTGTGTTCTGACGGTGTATGAGTGAGCGAAATGTCAGAGTTTTTGCAAGGTTCTACTGCTTCTTTATCAAACGTGCCACGCCCACGGCTAGATACACCGGGGTTCTGCATGTAGTTTCTGTCCCATGCTTCTGCCCCAACCTTTTTCTTTTGGCGTTCAAGTTTGTCTAACGGCCATTTTTCTGGCCACAACGACTTTTCTTCACCTGTATCGTGATCTGTAATGATTGCTGGAAACCGCAATACCTTCATAATGGACTGATCAAGGTCAGGATCATCCATCAATGTTTCATAAAAATCGCCTTCTGCAACACGCGTACCACAAACTGTAGTGATCCCGGTTTCGCCGGGACGTGACAACAAGTCCTGACGAAACCAATTAACAAACTTGTTGGTTTGTGCAATGGTGTTTGTTGATTGGATATCGTCTACATGGGCATGATCAGTACGTGTAGACACAATGTTTTTTGATCCTGCGCCTACAGCAAGCATTGAATAGTCACGTTCATCGTTTTTGCGTGCGCCACGTACACTAAAACGCACATCAGACCATGCTTGTCTCGCACGACCGTCACCTGTTTGTGGCATAAACGGACCGAAACGGCTCACATACTCAGGTGACGGACCGTTCGGATCCATACGATCCATGACACGACCAAGAATTTTTTGTGCAATCGACTTAGATTCTGATGCTACAAGAAATCTGTATGAAGGATCTAATGCTAATTTGCGACTGGCATGATCTTCAAACGTTGTTGTTTTACCAAACTCTGGTGGCCACAACACCATAAGAATGTTTCCGGGCGGCGTTTTTTCTAGTTCGCTAATAAACATCAATTGGAACCATGTTGGTATATGCCCAAAAAACGAACCAACAAAAGAAGCGGCGGAGCCGTCCCAACCTGCTGTGCCTCCCATTTGAGCAAGAGCACGAGCCTCGTCACATTTAGCGGCAAACTGTGGGTAACGTTGCCGGTATGATGCGTATGTGTAGTAAGTGATTCCTTCGAGTTCGCAGGCTTCGCCTACAGATTTTTTGCCACGTAAATGCGTAATAATGTTTCTGCGGCGTTGTTCTGCTTGTGCATGTCCTCTGTGGTTGCCAGCAGGTTTGACGATTTCTTCGTATGGTTCTGCTGGTTCTGCTAGTTCAATGTCTTTTGTTGCTTGTTGAATTTCGGCAAGAAGATCACTGATTAAAGCAGGGTCGTCAATACGTTCGTCGGACATTGCACCTCGAATGCAAAAAAATTTTTTAGAATACGGTTGGGATTTTCACGACTGATACGTCCATGCCTGCGGCGCT